CGTCCGGTCAACTGGCGGGCTTTTGCCAACCAGGGATGGAGGAACTGCCGACCTCCCACCCTCGGTATCAATTCAAAACTTTATACCGTCTCCGATCAAGCAGCGCATTCGCGTCAATCTTGAAAGCTGATCTGGCCAGGTTTAGCGCCTTCTTCTGCTTCCCTATATAGTAGTCCAGAGCGATGACGATTTTGACTGAGCGTGAATCGGTCAAACTTGGCAGGACATACAGCACCTTTTCCGTATCATTATCATACAAAACGGCAGGATCAGATGCCAAAGCCATTGGGATCGACTTCCATTCCTCTTCGCTCAACGCATCTCCAGCTGATGTATGACGATCAGCTTTTTTGCCGGTCAGCAACCTATCTTCAATAAAAATCTCAGCTGTCAGAGGCTTTTTGCCTATCTCATCCAGTCCGGCCAACACTTTGGAGCTTATCCAGCCCGCCAATTGGCTATGATTGCGTGATTGATTGACGCTGAATACATCATCGACCCACTTTGAAAATTGCGCCGACAGTTCCGACCGTAAAACCGGCTGCAACTGCTCCATCATCGCGGATCCGATAGGCGAGCTTAGATTGATGAGTTTTGGAGTCACCAACTCACTCAAATCGGCAGAAACGCTCGCCCCCGGCGTATAGTCCCATCCATAATCGATGCCTTTCGGGATCGTATGCACCTCGCCATTTCGATCGACATGCTCATACGTGCCATCATTGGGCGCTTGGCCGCCGTTGTACTCGTCAGCCCGCACCGCAGTCACCCGACAGCGGCAGCCCCAACCGTTCGGCGGGAAATGCGATTGCCAAAAAGGATCGTCATAGCGCAAGACAAGACCGTTCCAACTCTGATGCAATGGGCGGGGATGCAGGACCGTATCATTATGGATGTATTTCCAATACGGCCGGCTTTTTAGAAGCGCCGGATCGGTCAGTTGGGCGTACCTTCCAGCCGCATAGCTCGCCGACAGATTGGTCCGGTAAATCACGCGCGTGCGCCAGTCGCGGCCGTCGGCGGTATCATCACCAGTCCAGCCGTGCCAGCCGTTTTTCTTGACGATATTGTCGAATTCCTTCCGAAACCAGCCGATCGACTTGCCCTCGGCGATCGAGCGGTCAACCGCTTGGCGCAGATCATTCAGCAGATCCGCCTTGGCCGCGCCGGCGACGACAAAGGCGCGATCGTGCGCGCTTTTGATGATGTCGTCGTAATGCTGGGTCGGCAGGTTCAGCTTTTGCCGAAAATAATCGATCTGCTCGGGAAACGGCAGCGCGAACGAACCATCGCCGCGGGCATTGAAGCCGATCTGATCGGGGCCGAGTTTCAGAGGCATCTAGTTACCGTTCTGCACGTCGAAGCGGCCCGCCAGATCCGCCGCCGCAAACGCCAACGCCATCACGTTGCTCATATCCTCGCTCGGCAGATCGCCATACGCATTCAGCAGCATGTCGCGCAGCTGCTCCAGCGATTCAGCCGCATCGAGCATCGCCAGAATCCTGTCCATCCATTCGCGGCCCGGCACTCTGACATCTTGCGCCAGACGGTCAGTCATTCGTTCCGGCGGGGGCGGATTATCCACCGCCCCCGTAGCGCTCGCTTTAGGTGCCGATGCACCTTTCTTGGGTGGGTTATTCAGCGCCGCCACGGCGGCTGCCGTGGCAGCAGGGTCTATGTTGGGTGCAGCCGGTTGCGCTACCGACAGAATAGGCTCATCGCCTTCCGGTTCCGGTATCTTCAGCTTCAAATTCACATAACGCAGCGGGATTTTCGCGCCGACCCCGACCAGCTTCGGCAGCGCATCCGCATACAGCGCCAGATCGTCCGGCTCCTGCGTATCGCTGACAAAGCTCGGGCTGCGGTTGTCCGCAAACCCCCCGTTGAGCATCGCCATCGGATAGACCAGATACGTGCCCAGCGACTGATCGACCTGCGTGGCGTCGTCGTCGCGGATATCCATCCGAACCTCGTTATGCACGTCACCGAGTGAGCGGTTGCCGTTCGCCGCGGTCGAGCTGGTCAGCGTACCGCCCAAAATAGCCTTGGATTCCGCCGCCTCGCACCAGTCGATCATGGTCTTGAAGCCGTCGGCATTGCCGCCGCCGGCCACTTTGGCAAATTCCACCTGCATCGAATCGGGGATGATGCCGGCCGCATGATGGCCAATGCTCAGCACCGCCCGCATAAGATCCCGTTTCTCCTTGTCGCCCGCATTCGGACCATACTTGCCGATCCGGATCGGCAGGCCGTAAATCTCCAGAAACTCGGCCAGATCGCGGGCGCTGTAATTTTTAAAAAGATACGGCCACGCCAACACCCGATGCAGGCCGGCCCGCGCTAGGTAGCCCGAGCGCGACTTGTGGATATGCGGTATCCATCCCCATGGCTGCAAAGGCACACCATAGATCTGCCCGCTGTCGCGCAGGTGCAGTGTGTTGCGGTCATCCTGCGGACAGATAAACCAGCTCGGCGGCCGGTGCTCGATCCGATCGGGGAACCAGTACCCTTGCAAAGTCCGACCCCATCCCAGCTCGACGCAGGAATACGCGTGGCCGATCGCATCGAGCATGTCCAGGCGTAGATCGCCGATGTCAAGCTCGTCACGGATCAACAGCTCCAGATCCTTGGTCGCCTTCTTTTCCTTGGCGCTGGCATCGCGCGGCGGCTCCAGCGTCCAGTCCAGCTTTTTGACCGCCATCTTGCGTTTGCTTAGCTCAGCGGCGATGTGCGCGTCCTTCTCCTCCATATCCATGAACAGCTCGGCCTGGGCGAGCATATCGCCTTGCTCGGCGGCGGCCAGAATATCTGCCAGGCGGGCCGGCGTCAGCCCCTTGGATGGATGATTGGAAAACTCGCGGTGCAGCGTCGCCACGCGCGGCGCGTCGGTCTGCCGTTCGGTCACGGTCTTCGGGGTAATTTCGCGTTTAAACCAGTCGATCAGATTCATCAATAAGCCCCATCCACGGGAATATAAATATCGCTATCGCCTCGCCCGCCGTCATAGCGATCGTATTTGCTGGGCATCGGGGTATATTCGATGCACGAGGCCGGCGTCGAGGCCGCATGCACGCCTAGGGCGCAGGCCCAGAAGCGGTCTGCATGGCCGTTTTCAGAACGTTCGGCGGTAAAGCGGATATTTCCGGCCGGCGTCACCGCCTTGGTCACCGCGCGCAGATCGGCGCGGATCTCCGGCATATAAGGGATGCGGATCTTCTTGTCCTCCATCGCCCCGCGCACCGGATAGGCCAGGGCCTCTTTCACCGCGCCGGTAAACGTCACCAGCTCGATGCGATACTGCCCAAACTGCTTTTGCGCATCGTCGCCCCAGCCGATACCCAGCCCGGTGTAATCGATGCAGCAGCGCTGCAACACCGCAAGCCAAGGCCACAGGACCTTTTCCTGATCCGGCTTGCTCATATTCTTCAGCGTGATGATCTTGCGTGTGTACAGCACATCGCCAAGCCTTTCGAAGATCCACAGCACCGTCAAATCCTTGCGCCGCCCGATATCCAACCCACCGTACAACTCGCGCCCGCGCGTCTGGTCCAGATCTATCTCCCAGTTTTCGCCGGCCGCGTATTCGCCGCTCGCGATCAGGTCGTATTCCAGGAAGGCGACATCGTCGTCGGCGGGATGGCACATATATTCCTGCTGGAACGATTCCTCGTCGGCGCAGCCGGCCTTGATGAAATCGAAATAGGCCGCCTCATCCATCGTCTGCACATCGTGATCGGCGGGCAGCGCCTGTTGCAGCTTGTACAGGAAGCCCTGGTCCAGAGCGTCCTGCAAGGTCACGCGGTGCAGGCTGATCTTCTTCGGGTTGCCGGATTCCCGCACCTCGCGGATCAGCTCATTAAAAAAGTTATGGCTGCCCCGGTGCGTGGAAATCAGCTCCATCGAGCCGCCCCAGGTAATGCCGGGATAGGCGATGGACCACAGCTTGCGCGGGTCGGGATGCAGCGCGAACTCGTCCAGGATACGGCCGCCGCGCTTACCGGCCTGCGCGTCGGGGTTCGAGCTCATCGAATAGATGCGCTTGCCGGAGTCGAACTCCAGCACATAGGCGGTGATCTTGTTCTTGTCGTCGATCACGCGCTCGCCCAGGTCGCGGGCGGCCATGTTCAGCACCTTCGCCCACATCTTGCAGTCTTCCAGGAACAGCCGCGCCTGGATATCATCGCGGCTCGAAACCCATTGATCATTACGCGCGCCGGTGGCGGCCGTGCGCTCGTCGGCCGTGTAGGCGGTGGACCAGCTGATGCCGATCTGCCGCGACTTTTCCATCAGTTTCAGGCGCGCCCGATCGGTTATCCACTTACCCTGAAAAGGCAGGAACAGGCCGTCCTTGTTCGCCGGTATGATCTTGGCGTTGCCCATATTAAGTGGCGAGCCCCAACACGTCGCGCCGAATGATCGCGATAGTCTCCGGCGACACGCCGGCAGCCCGAGCCGTCTCGGTGACTTTCTCGGCGGCGGCCTGCACCTTGGCTTGCATTTCCTGCTGCCATTTCTTCTGCAGCACGCTCGCCTTGGTCATATCCAGCACCGAACGCGCGGCTTCTTTCAGCAATCCCACCCGCTCGCCGGGCTCGGCCTCGTCCAGATCCTGCAAGGTCACCATCACGTCGAACAGCTCGCTCTGCACCATCGAAATCACAGCCGCCGAGCGCAGGTCCGCATCGTCCGGCGCGGCTTCCGCGATCAGCTTGGCGGCCTCTGTACTATTGCGCACAGCCTGCAAGCGGCGCTGCAACTTGCTGCCGTGCCGATAGGCTGCGCTGCGCGAAAGCTCCAGGCCGTTGGCCTTCAGCCAGTCGACCAGGCCGTCATAATCCTTGAAGTTACGCCGGATCAGCTCGCCCTCGAATGCGGCGCGCTGCTCCGGCGTAAAGTCGTCGATCGGCGACGGCCTAGGCACCGGATTTCTCCTGTGTTAGCTCCTTGAGCATATCCTTCCTGACCTGCGTCGATCTGTTCAGCAGCGCTTGCCATATGGCTTGCTGCTTTGG